GTCGACAGTGCCGGCTACTTCTCCCGCCGATCAGCTTCGGCGGTCATTTCGTCGGCCGGGTAGAGCTGCAGCATCGCGCGTGCAGCTTCGACGTTCGGCGTCGTCAACCACTCTTCCCAGTCGTCAGGTCGCAGGATGACGACCGAGCGCTTTTCGTCGAAAGGCTTGTGCATGCGCGACATCAGCGGGTGGTCGTCGGCGTTGACCGTAATCATCGACATCACGTGATGTTCGGTGCCCTCCTGGTTCGTGAGCGTGCGCCAGATGCCGGCGACACACATCGTAGGGCGATCGACCACGCCGATTCGTTGCCACACGCACGGCCCGAGCACCCAGTCGCCGTTCGCTTCTCGGCGCGCATCCGGATACGACGGCTCGACTACGAACCGCGCCGGAATCAGGCAACGCTTGCCGTTGCGCCACGCCGGGCCGTATAGCGGAGACTTCCCGAGGTTGTCGTCGCGCACGTTCATTGTGCTGCGCATGAGCGGCGGCTTCCTGCCTTCTTTCTTCGCCTTTTCGATATTCGCTTTCTGAAGGGCACGCGGCCAGAAGCCGAAGCCCGCGAGCAGCGGCTTGAAGTGCCCGTCGACGTTGCCGACGATCGGCGCGTCATAGTCCTGGTAGATCTCTGGCTTCCATGGAGTCCAGCGATACAGGTCGCGGAAGCTGTCGATCTTCAGCTCGCTGAGACCAGGATCCTCGCCCGGCGCCACGTAGTTCGTGCACATCGCCGCCCCTGTTTTTCGTTCTTGACCGAACCATCATACCCCGCGATACACTGTGTTTTTATACAGTATTTCCGCCGTGATCAAGCCACAGTGGGCCTATATCTGGGAGTACGGATTCCAGGGCGACCAGGCGCGCCGGAGGACGCCGATCGAGCTCACGAAACGTGAATTTGAGTCGTGGGTCGACAAGGACCCGCGGTCGGCGTTCCTCGGCACATGCGCGCCGATCGAGTCGACCAGGATTGACCGCAACCGCGTCCCGCTCACGGATCCGCGATTCAAGTTGCGACCCGTAGTACCGGAATTTGACGCGCCAACCGAGGACGAACTACGCGCGTTGTGGCGCGAGTACACCGACCTTCAAGTCCGATGGTTGATCCTGGAGATCCGCGCCCTACGAAAATCGCTCGAGCGCATTGAGGAGTGGTACGCGTACACCGACAAGAACGTCGCGAACAAGGGGGATCTCGCCGGAGCGCAGGGGCAGCTGCATCGGCTGATGCATCTGCTGCGCGACGAAATGAGGCGCGCGGGGATGAGATAAGGCGAAGTCAATAGTTGAATAGTAGTCTGGGCGTCCCCGGCCGCGGTCCTGCGTCACATTCAATGACCCCGCGATCGCTCCACTTGTTCGATGGACGCTCTAACCACCTCAAGAATATGCCGAACCGTTTCTTCGCTCGACATGCCGGAATCGAGGTATTCCTGAGCACACATCGTTCGCGGCTGATGCGAGCTTCCGTCGTTGTTGACGATGTAAATCTTGGCTGTCGCGTCCTCGACCAGTAGGACAATTTGCACGATTTTTTCGCCGACTATAGCCTGCATGGTTACCGTCGACATCGCTCTCTCCGTTGGGTCACGATGTACCGAAGTATGGCCCACAGCGTGAAGTACTGATAGATGGTTTACGACTGGTTCGTCCGTGATCTATTGAAGATCGACGCAAAGTAAAGCGACCGTTCTTTCGCCGTCACTCGTGCGTTGAGATGAAGAGCCACCATCGAATCGCTAGTGTCGAATAGCACCTACCAGAAACCAAAGACAGGCCGCCGGAACGGCCGCGACCGCGCGTGACAGTGATGCGCCACCCGTGGGGCACTCGTAATGCTCTTCGAACGGGCGGCCGTTCCGCGTGACCACGCCGACCGATTCCAAGTGCCGCGGCTCGAGGCTCGATGACTCGCCGTGCATCGCGATGCAGGCATCACATGGTCTTCGACTCATCGGCAGCGTTGACCGAAATCGGATCAATCCTCATAAACGTCGCCGGCTCGCAGCTCGACGTCTGACGAGCAGCCGGTCAGCAGCAACAAGCCGCCAGCACTTGGGTGCCGGAGGCTTTTTTTGCCCATAACCGTACCCGACATCGACGAGCTCAGGCGGCCTCTGGGCGGCCGGCCGCCCACTGGCACGTCGCAAGGTGCGGGAGCACGCGGCAGGCCCATGGCGGGCCTGCAGTCGCGCGCCACGGGGCACGCCAGGGCCAGATCGGCGCCGGAAGATGGTGCCTCGGACCCGGCGCGCGCAGTTGTGACCCCGCCCCACCTGCCCGCGAAAACGAACGGTTTTTATGCACTCATGCGCCCGGCGCTCGGGGCCGCCTGGCGCGGGCCGCGCGGCGGTCGGCGGGCCGATTCTTCTATGCAGTTTTATGCGCCTTGGTTATGCAGTCTCGGCGTTTCTTGGCTCGCCCTCGGGTCATCGGCCATAATCGACGACTCACGCGGCGCCGACTTCGTGCGGTAAGAGCCCGCCCCCCAAGTGCCAGCCGGCCGCGCGAGCGGCGTATGGGGAAAGTCGGTGGTCGTGTGAGCCTATCCCCGTTTCATTGTGCGGCCGGCAGCTTTGCCGTCTTGTGAAGCGCGACCCAGTAGTCGGGGAGCTCGTCGTCGGGCACGTTGAAGCGCCGGAGCCACGCTTCGCTCGCGATCGTCGTACTGAGGAGGGGAGCGGTGCTGTTGACCGTGCCATCCTGCAGGCTGTCGATCGTATCGGCGACGATTGGGCGCAGAGCCCGGTTCAGCAGGACATATGCTGCTGGCGGCTCCGGCGGGTGCCCGGCACCAACCGACACGCCGGTTTGAGGTTCCACCCCTGACTGAATGAGCAGGCCGCCATCGCCGAACGCAGACTTTCGATACCAGTCCGGCGGGAGCACCATTCCGTCTGCTCCGCCGGCGCGGCGGACGAGATCAGCATCGATCGCGGTCAGCCAGTCGACCGTCTTGAGCTTATCGGTCAGGTCACGCACGCACGTGCGCCGTGGGCTTCCGACGTCGAGCCCGGCCCCGTACTGCCGCGCCCAGAAATACTCGCTCGCTTCGTTTGGCTCCCGCCCCATCGGCGGCAGGTTGACCGCGTATCCGCCATGTCCGTGTACTGGCCGCAACCATTCCGCGAACTCGGCGAACAGCCGCTCGAACGCGCCGGGCGCGAGCTGCAGAAAGCTACGCGGCACCGTGAACGACATGACGTCGAGACTGCGCTCAAACTTCGCTTCCCAGTCTTCCAGGCAGAACACGGCGAAATCGTAGAAGCCGGCCGCGAGCTTGTGATCCGCGCTGGTCGTGGTCGACACCAGGGCGGCATTGCTCGGGACGCGCTTCGCCAGGTCGGGAAAGCCGGCGGATTTGTCGAACGCGACGGGAGCCGCGCCCTCGGCGTAGAACCATTGCATTGGGCCGGCCTTCGGCGGATCGCGGCCTTCAGCCTCTGCCAATGCCGTCTCGTACTTCGTGATGACTTCCAGATAGCGGTCGTAACATCGCACGAGCGCCTTGCGTGTCGCCTCCGCGTAACCGTTCCGGAAGTACAGGACGCCGCGCACGACAAGCGCAGCGCCAACGATGCCTTTCTGATAGGGCGGCTCGAACAGTCCGTACGGCAGGGTGTCGCGGCGCTTTGGGTCGTTGGCCCATGCGGCCAGTTCGTCTTTCGTCATGGTATTCAGGGGAACGCGAAGCCGGGGACGCCCGGCGGGAGATGCGGGATCGGGGCAGGCATTGCGCGGTTCGGCCCGGCCGGACTGACGCCAAAAATCGACTCGACGTCAGATTGCGTTTGCGTCGATCGCGCCGGTCCCTCGTCTGGCTTGTCGTCGCCACATCCGCAGTCCGCAGGACGCAGCGTCGCCACCTTTTTGTCGCTGCCGGCGATTCGCACGTATGCCTCCCGTTGACGATCGCCGTACGAATCCTCGAACTTCATTTCGACGACGGTCTTGATATTCGACTGCTCGGGCGGCAGAGCAGGATCGCGCACAATCACGACGTCGGGTCGACGCGTTTGATCCAGCCCCACCTTCTTCCCGTCGCGGTAGCCTTTCATGCCGCCCGGCCAATTATCCCGTATCCAGTCGACGATGGAATCAGGGCGCAGCGGTCTGTCCTCCTCGGTCATGATCGGGACCGGTGGCGCAGGCGGTGTCGGGCTCATGTCGTAGCTGACCTCCGGCAGATACTCGGTCGGCCCGCCGAACGTCGCGCGGGAGGATTCGTTCAGTGCGTCCAGGCGTTGCGCGACGCATGCTTGTCGGAGCGTCCTCGATCTCCCGCGCTTGTCCACTCTCGTCTGGACGCCGATGCGCGCGCAGGGGCACATTACGCCGCAGAGCACTTCCTTATCCTTGCCGGACAGGCGACCGTCGAGCCCGACGAGGGTCGTATTGCCGTCGCCCTTGCTCGCACCGGCGGCCGAGCTGCGCGAATAGTCGGTCATGCCTTCGTGTCCGCGGTGCCCGTCGTGCCCGGCTGGCTGAACGACAGCGACGCGGCCTGCTGCGTGTTCAGCCAATCCGTATGGCCGTCCGCATCCGTCGTGCCGTGAATCGTCTGACCGTCCGTCGACGTCACGGTGTACGGATGGTTTGCGATGGGCCGGCGTGTGTTGTCGTCGACGACCTGGAAGCGCCCGCGATTCGGGCCGTCGTTCTGCGCGACTACGCTCTTGCCGCCGCCGACCGGCGCGCCCGCGCCCGATGTTGGGGAGGCGGTTGCGGTGCCCTGTGACGCGATCAGCGTCGCGCCACATGCCGTTACGTCGCCTTCGGACACGACCGGCCGACCGTGGAACGTCATGTTCAAACCGGCCTTGATTTTGACGATCGGATACAGGCCGCCGCAGCGCGGACATGAAACCATGTCGCCGAGCAGAGCGAGCGCCTTCCCGTCGACAGTGTTGGTCATGTCACTGGCGATAACGCGCCCACCGTGCGAGGTCGTGTCGCCATCCCGAATGAATGCGAAGCCCATGCCGAACCCTATGAAGAAAATGAGTCGTTGACTCTAGCATGTGGCGCGAAAGCCTTTCCCCTGTTGGGATTGACAGGTTTTTGAGATTGTCAAGTTATGAGAGCGAGCGGCGCGGTAGAGGACCGGATTGCTTCCGATCCGTGCAGCTTGCGGTGGGGAGACGTCAGCGGACCTACGCGGCTTCGTCGGTGAGGCGGCGTCGGGCGATGAATAGGCCGCCAATCCAGACGCCCGGAAAGCGCTGCGAGAGTACAGACTTCATGGCGACGAAGTGGCTGCCAGTTGTGAGAACGTCGTCGACGATGAGGATATTTGTCGGTATGCGGCCAATAAGCGCTTCGTTTATTGCATAAAGCGGCTCGAGATCGCGCGGTTGCATCCGATGCTGTGGGTTCGTGTGTGATGCGGCATAGCTGCCTTGCTGAATCACCAATTCTCTGACGTCGGCGTCGATGCGATGGCTTGCCCTTACCGCATTCGCCATGCAGGTAAGCGCCAGGGTCATTCGATTGTCGTACTCCGCATGGTCAGGCGCCTTGGATGGCGGGATCGGCACGAAGGTCGCTTGAGCGAAGGTGACCGGAGCGAACGACCCGGCAAAGTCGAGCCCGACGGATGCAATCGCGCGTTCCTTGTAGTAATACTCCGGGAGGTCTCGTTTCAGAACCGACTTCTTGAAGTTGCTGACGAGGTTGTTTATGGGGCTGCAACCGAAACCGCCGCGCGCCGTGTAGTCGCCCCCATACCAGCACAGATCATCAGCGCTCAGGAAGTAATGGTCTGGGCGCGTTGTTTCATCAATTTGCAGCAGTGCCATCTTGCAGGTTCGCCAAGATATCGTCGAAGTCACGAACGCGGATGGCTCCCTTTTCAGCAAAGCGAGCGGGCCAAGTAAGTGCCGGGTTTTGGAAGCAACTGTCGAGAATGAAAAGCTTCCGCTTCTGAAACAGAGCAGCGCGCGCTTGGATCAGCGTGCCCGAAGTTTCGCCCGCCTCAACGATCACTGTGGCGTCCGTGAGCGCTGACATGGTGGCGTTGCGTTCAGGGAAGAACAAGCGGTTACCTCGAAATGTCTGACGCGCGTACCGAAGGATTGGCACTTGGCTTACGACTAAGTGGTCGCGCGCAATCAATTCTTGGAGGTCAACATTCTCGCGCGGATATGTTTCGGTGATGGGGGTCCCGACCACTGCCACTGTCCGCCCACCGCATTCAATCGCAGTAGTGTGAGCGACCGTGTCGATACCGGTCGCAAGACCTGAGAACACCGTGAAGTCTTCCTGTACGAGCATCTTGACCAGCTTGCGCGCCCGCCGAATCCCGTCAGCCGACGGCGAACGTGTACCGACGATCGCCACTGACTTGTGAGAAAAAGCTAAGTCTCGCCAGCCACGGCAGTAGAAAAACTCGATCGGGTACTTCGCGTCGCGCAACTTGCTCGGATAGTCGGCGGTCCCGTGGATGCAGATATCAAAATCCTTGATGTTTGCCCGTTCCAGATGGCGCATCACTTCCGGGATGGTCGCATCGATCGTTGCGGCCGGCACAAGCTGCGAGGGGGTCGCGTCTGGGTGCTGTTCAAACGTTTCCGCGATAGTCTTGAACGATGCGGACTCGGATTCCCACAACGCCTCGTATGCTCCCATCTCGCGCTGCGGCTCGATAGGAGGGGTAGAAAACATCGTGTCGTGATCTTGGAAGAGGGTGCTCATATCCTGCTGAGGTAATACTGTTTATGCATACAGTATATGCTGCTTTGGTAGATGATATCGCAGCTTGGCTTGACGAGGAAAATCACTGTTGGGGCCCTTATTGATGGGCGGCGTCGACTACAGTGAAATTACAGTTTGGGTGAGCTTGGACAGGCCTGATTGACCTTGATTAGCCTTGGTTTTGCTGATTGCGAGTCGTGTAAGGCTCTGATTTTTAAGGAGTCTTGGTGTGCCGGTAAAGCTCCGAAGGCAGGGGTTGCTGGTTCGATCCCAGCCGGGCGCGCCAAGCCTAGTAAGGCTTCCAGCGATTTCGCTACTTCATCGTTTTCTCCCACTTCAGTGAAATTACAGTCAGCCGGCGGCGACGTGCAGCTCGGCGGCCTGCGTGTGCGACTGGACCCACTGCGTCAGGTGATCCGCTGACAGGTGCGCGTAGCGCTGCACCATTTCCAGCGTTTCCCATCCGCCCAACTCCTTCAACACCTGCAACGGCGTGCCGCGCTGCACGTGCCAGCTCGCCCAGGTGTGCCGCAGGTCGTGCCAGCGGAAGTCGCGGATGCCGGCACGCTTCAACGCCTTGCGCCAGGCTTCGGTCACGGTCTGATAGACCGGCCGGCCGTGGTAGACGAATACGCTGTCGACGAACTCGGGCGCGCGCTTCTTCGCGCGCTGGCGCAGCAGCACGGCGATCGCCGTATCTGAGAGCGGCACGGTGATCGCCTTCTTCGCCTTCGCCTGGTCCGGATGAATCCACGCGACGCGCCGCAAGATGTCGACCTGGGACCACTGCAGCCCGGTCACGTTCGAGCGGCGCAAGCCGGTCTCGAGCGCGAAGCGCGCCATGTCGGCCAGGTGATCCGGCAGCTCGGCGAGCAACCGTTCGGCCTGGGCCTGCGTGAGCCATCGGATCCGCTTCTGCACGACCTTCGTGCGCTTCGTGACCGGCGCGCGATCCAGCCATTCCCACTCGACGGCCGCGTTCAGCACGGCCTTCAGTACGCCGATTACGCGCGTCACGGTGCCGGCGCTGACGCACTCATCGGTGGTCACGATCCCGTGCTTCGTGCGGATCACCTTCCGTTCCCTCCGTTTGGCGAGGGCGATCGCGTCGATGCGGTTGCGGTCGATGTCGGCCAGCGCAACGCCGGACAGGTGTTGGTCAAGCCAGCGCAGGTGCGTTTTCGACGTTTCCAGGCTCGACAGCCCCTCGCGGTCGCTGATGTAGCGCACGACCGCGTCGTTCCAGGTATAGCGCGGCTTGGTGCCGAGCCGCGCCTGGTTCCACAGATCGACTTTCAACCGATCGTGCAGCTCTTTCGCTTGGGCTTTGTTACTGGTGCCAGTGCTGCCTTGTACGACCGGACCGCCGCCAGGCGGGGTGATGCGGTAATACCAGTTGGGACTGTTACTGCGTTTATAGAGCGACATGATTCGAGTTTCTCCTGCGGGTCGCCCTGCACAACTCGCGGGATCCATTCTCCGGCGAGGTAACGCTGCAGGGCAACCGTCGAAAACATCCAGCGCTTGCCGACCTTCCGGCCAGGCAGCGCGCCGGCCTTCGCTTTCAGGCGCACCGTTTCGGGGTGCGCGCCGAGCAGCGCGGCGGCTTGTTCGAGGTTCACGGTGTTCATCGAGCTATCTCCCGAGCGCGACGCGGCGGGGGGAGGGGCAAAACAACTCGTGGATTCGTGGCATCCCGTGTTTTCCATACGTAACCATCTGATTTTTAAGGTTTTCGTCTGCCATCATTTGCCACGAAAAACACGTGGCACCCCCTTCCGACTCGTGGCCTAAAAAATAGGCAGCGTCCGCGACTCGTGGCAAAACCAGCCTGACTCGTGGCATGGCGTTTCGGTCAATTTCCGCCCCTTCTACGTATTCTTTCTTCTTCTTTTTCAATGAATTAGAGAGAAGAGAAAAAGGGGCGACGGCGGCCGGCGCAAAAACCGGACTAGTGGCAAAAACGGCCCGACTAGTGGCAAATTCAATGCGATTCATGGCGGCACTCTTCTCAACAATCAAAGACTTACGAGCGGCAAGCCCCGAAAACCACGATTCGCGTGTGCTGCCTGCCCGTTCCCTGTGGAAAAACCCGCCTGCGCGGCCCCCGGCCCTCAGGGCTCGAGCTGTTGCCCGGCCGTTTCGACTTGCGGGGGGTACGGGGGGCAGCGGAAAGAGCGACGGCCGGGTATTCGCGTGCGCCGATTGCTGCGCGCATCGACGCACGCACCGGAAACCCGAATACAGGGCCGCTACGCGGCCAGAAAGGATGAGGGGAGGGGTACGGCCGCACGGCGGCCGCATCGGCTGAGAGGGCGTCACGCTGCAGCCCCTTGGCGCGCATCGGTGGCCAGGTCTTCACGGATGGACACGTGCAGCCCGAAGCCTGCCAGGCGGTCCAGCGAGATCGGCGTGAGGTACGGCACGCGCCGGGTGTAGATGCGCCGCTCGACTTCCTTCTCGCCGACCACGACGCCGGCGTGCTTGAGCTGCGCCTTGAACACGCGGTCGGATTTCACGGGCAGGCCGTTCCATTTGTCGCGCAGTGCGCTCGTGTGGGCGATGTGGTCCATCACGTGGCCGGTGCGCAGCAGCAGGCAGAACTCGCCGTCGACGGTATCGAATGTGAACGGGTGCTTGTAGTTGCCGCCGTCGATCTCTGACAGCACGGTTTCCATGATCCAGACCCACGGCTCGCGATCGGCGCTCGTCTCGGCGACGTGGCCGTTCATTTCGGTGAGCAGGTCGCGCGGGAAGTCCCCTTCACTCGGGTCCATGCCGGCGAACTCGCATAGATAGCGCCAGGCGAGCGCGACGGCCGCATAGTTGCCGGCCATCCGCTTCGCGCCGTCGTCCTCACCGCTCGCGCGGCAGTTGGCCAGCGCCTTGTCGCGCAGTGTCGCGTACTGGTCGGCCACGGCGCGCTTGTCCAGGCCGGCGAGGAATTCGAGCCACTGGCGAACCGGGAAACGCGGCAGGTCGTCCGGCATCAGCGGGCCGCGCTTGCCGGTCAGCGTCGTGCGCACGAGTTTGCCGAGCAGGCTCCGCACGGGCACGTCTTCGCCGGCCAGCATCACGGGCGCGCACAACAGGTATTCCGTCATGTCGGTCCCGCGACGCGTCACGGTGTATTGGTAGTTCTCCTGCAGCAAGCCGACGGCCTTGTCGATCACGTCCTGCCGGCGCGCGGACAGCTCTTCCCATCCGACCGGGTGGCTCGTGTGGCTGATGCTGGTCAGCAGCCGGAACTCGGTCTGCAGCGACTGCCCGGAAAACATCGTGAACGCGAGCGAGCGCTCGAGGCGCTTGATGAGCGTCGACTTGCCGGCGCCCTTGTTCGCCTGGATCGTGATGTGCGGCCAGAAGCCGAGCAACGCCTTCAGGTGCCCGCCGAGCGCCCACACGAGCGGGATCGTCGCGGCGTTCTGTTTGAACGTGGCCTGGTACGCGGCGATGACTCGGCGCGCGTCGCCGGCCGGGCCGGTCGGGAAGGTCAGGTTGTGATACGGGCACTGCTTGTCGGCTTCGGTGAAGTAGCAGTCCGGGCCTTCGTTGACGATCAGGCGGCCGTCGCGCCAGGCGAGCCCGACAAAGTTCGCCGCCTGGCGCGCGCCGAGGTCGGCACCGCGCTCGAGGATGTTGACCATGCGCTTGAACGGCGCCGGCGCCCATATCGGGCCGAACTTGCCCCACTGGTCGACGTTGTGCAGTTGGTCGTCGAGCATCACACGACGCACGAGCTGCGCGCCGTGGCGCGGCGCCTGGACCGACACGGCGAAATAGACGGTGGGCGCCTGGTCGGCGTCGCCCGTCATCGTCGACGTCGCGCTCGCCACGGACACGCGGCTGATGCCGGCGATGCGGAAGCCGCACAGGTCCGTCATGACGGGCGTTTCGACGCCGCTTTCCTCGTTCTTGTCCATCTTCGTGATGTAGCTGGTGAAGTCCGGCCGCACGCGGAAACGCCAGTACTGCGCGAAGTCGTGCGACGGCAGGAAGATGCGCGGCCGGCCGCGGCGCGTGGCGTCGCCGGCGAGACCGGCGATGAGCCACGGCTCGAGCTGCTCGAGCGCGCGCGACAGCTCGAGCGGGCCGCGCAGCTGCAGGTAGTCGTTCACGTCGTTGATCGGCTTGACGGCCTTCTCGCCGTCCGCGAGGTCGGCGAACCAGTTCGCCTGGTCGACGAGCACGGCGCTGATGTTCAGCGCCGTGAGCCGTTCGTAGAGCGCCCACGCAGCTTCCGGCCCAGGCCGGCGGCCGGCGCGCGGGTGGCCGTCCGCGAACGGCTCGTCGTTGTCCAGGCAGATCACGACCTGCTTGCCGCGCAGGAACGTGAAGTCGATGCCGTCGACGTTCGCCAGACCGCGCAGCGCGAGCGCGGCGGCGCCAGGCATCGCGCACGTGTCGATGGACAGCGCGTTGATCGCGCTTTCGACGATGAACACGCGCTTCGCCTTGTCGAGCCGGCGAGGATCGGCGGTCCAGCCGTAGCCCGCCTTGTCGCCCTGGGTCTGCGTCTTGACGCCGCCGTTGAGCGCGGGATCGACATAGCGCATGTCGACGGCGACGACTCGGGCGTCTCCCGGTGCGCGCACGATGAACGCAGCGGCCGGGCCGGCGTGGCCGACTTCGCCGGCGGCGATCTTCGAGCTGGTCCACGTGTTGAAGCCGAGCGAGCGCGCGGCGATCGCCGCGTCGACCGCGCCGGCGGAAATGCCGCGGCCGCCGAGGTATTCGCGTACCTGGTCGCGCTCGGCGAAGCACCGATCGGCGATGTACTCGACAGTCGTCTTCTCGCGGCGCTCGGCCGGCGCCTGGCGATCGAGCGGGATGCCGTACGCGTCGTGCAGGTAGCGCACCGCGTCTGCGACGGTGCCGCCGCGCGCGTGAATGACCAGGTCGATACACGAGCCGCCGACGTCGGCACTATGGTCGCGCCAGCCGGTGCCGTGCTTCGGGTGGTTCACGTAGATCGACAGGGACGGGCTCTTGTCGTCATGGTGCGGCGAGTGGTAGAGCGCGCGGTCGCCGCCGCGACCGCGCTTCATGCCGAGGCGATCGGCGAGGTCGTGCAGGTCGATGCGTTGTTTCAGTTCGTCGATCGAGGCCATCGTTATTGCTGTTGCTGTTGATGCAGGGAGAGGGCGGCAGGGTTGCCGGGTGTCGCGGGGCTGTCCACGAGTGCGCGGAGCGCGCCGGCCGACGCGGGGAAGGCGAGCGCCAGGCGATCGCCAAGGACGCTGACAAACAGCGCGAGCACAGCGACGCGCTGCAGGCCGCCGGGTTCATGGTCGAAGCGCAGGGCGTCGGCGGCCGCCGCGATGGAGGCCGCGAGCGCGGCGTCGTGAGGTGTGGGTGTGTACGTCATGCTGCTGCGCCTCCGAGGATGTCGTGATGGTTCTGCTGCAGACGTTGAACGGCGTGCTGCAGCTCGTAGCGCGAGGTCATCGCCTGATCGAGCGTCGCGCGCAGGCGATCGCGATTGCGCTCGACGTTCGACGTCGCGTTTGCCAGCGCCGCAGTGCGGGTCGCGCCGTGGCCGATGCGTACGCCCGATGCAAGATGCGTGACGACCCATTTCTCGGGATTGCCGTCGTGCAGGTGCTGCTCGACATGAATGCCGAACGCAGCGCCGGCGTTGCTCGGGATGACGACGTGATCGCCGGCGACGGTACGCAGGCCGGCCGTCGTCAACAGCTCGTAGCGGATGGTGGGTTCGTGCTTCATGTGTCACCCACGCGGCGGAACGGACCAGGCCAGCGCCGCGACCAGGACGCCCATTGCGACGACGCCGATCGCGAACGCGATGGAACGGGCGTGACGAACGTCGAATAGGCGCAGCACGTCGGCGGCCAGGCAGTAGATGCCGGTGAGGGAGAAGGAAAGCATCAGCAGCACGCCGATGCTGAAAACGTAGGGTTTCATGGTTTGGTTCCAGGTGAGTGCGCCGGCGGTCGGCGCGGATGAGTCAGTCGAGGTCGTTCGCGGCGCGGCATTTCCCGTCGACGGTCGGCAGCTCGGGGGCGAGTTCTCGATCGCGCCACACGTTCGCCGTGCATTCGAAGGCGTGGCGGGCCGCCGGGCAGAGGGCGTCGAAACTGCCGACCATGCGCAGGCGGCGCCACATCGCGCGAAGGTCGAGTTCGGAGAGGGGCGCGCGCATAGCGTCAGTGCATCCAGGCGAGCACCGGCGTGCCGCGCGCAAGGTCCCACGTCACGACGAAGCCCAAGGCACGGGCGTATGCGACGAACACATCGGCGCGCACGTCGGCTGCGGAGATCTTCGTGAGGTAGGCGACGCGCTCGTCGTAGGACAGCGATTGGGCGAGCGTGGCGATCGGTGCGGGGATCAGCGTTTGCATACGGCCTCCAAGAAATTTCAGGCAAAAGGAGTCCCTCACGCCCGCAGAGCGGGCGCGATGGGTGTTCAGCGAAAAGGCGGGTTAGGGCTTAGGCGTCGAGCAGCGGCAGCTGACGCGAATCGGTCGGGAGCCGATCAACCTTGCCGATCGGCACGAAGACGTGCGGGTTCGGGTTGAGGCTCGGCGCGATCGTGTGGACGGTCGCGACGTGGATCTTGTAGGTCGTCGCGCATTCGATATTGGTGCACTGGCAGTACGCCTCGCGGACGAGAGCGGACAGCGTGCGACTGGTGCGAATGACGGCGCGGCTGCCGCAGTGGTGACACTTCAATTTCATCGTGACTTCCTGTCGGAGACTGCCGCGTTAGTTACGGCTGTTGGTTACGGCGTAAAGAGCCCGGTTTCGTCCGGTGAGGCGACGCGCACCGTTGCGCAGTCGTCGCTTCACGAGCCATTCGGCCGCCTGCTGGATCGTCGCAAGACCTTCCTGCAGTCGGACGCGTTCGAGTAGTTCGGCTTCTTGCTCGGTGAATGTGAGTTCGAGTTCGGGCATTGGATCGGCTGCTCTAGGGCTGCTGTTTTCAGCCGTGCTCGTGGGCTACATTGCACGCTGGAATCAGAGCCTCGGCGGCTTCGCGCAAAACCATCTGGCGAATCAGCGTTGCAGCGGCCTCGCCCTGGTAGTTGGCGAGCGCGGTGATGAGGGCGTACTCGTAGTCGTCGAACCGCACCATCAGGCGGTTGTCGCGGACACGTTTTGGATCCGGATACATGGTGGTCACCTCGGATTCAGCTTGTGGAGACGTTGCCCGTGGTGTCCTCGAACGAGGACATCTTGGCGAGGTAGTTGGGGAGCCCTTCGAGGTAGATGAGGCGCGCGAGGCTCGACAGCGAGCGCCGCTCCTGGCGGCCAAGCTGCTCGAGCTGGGCTCGCTCTGCGGGAAGGAGGCGCAGCGAAACGGTCTTGCTGGACATGACGCCCGGCGGCGCACGCCGCGGGCCTTTATGGGTAGTCATGGCGGGTATACTCAATTTCGATAGTGCTTCACTAGGGACAGGTGAAGTGTAAGGTACACAAATGGAAACCGCAAGATAGAAATGTCAATTGGAAACCGATTGAAGGAGGAGCGGATGCGGATCGGCCTGAGCCAGGCGGAGTTCGCGGCGCTTGGCGGCCTAGGGAAGCAGGCGCAATTGAATTACGAGGCTGGGGCGCGTTCGCCCGATGCGAACTATCTGGCGGCGTTGATGAAGGTAGGCGTGGATGTGCTGTACGTAATCAGCGGCGCTCGATCCGACCCGGCCGCCATGCCTGCAGACGAGCAAGACCTGTTGCGCGAATTTCGCGAGTTGGACAGCACCGGGAAGGCGACTGTACTGGCGACGGCCAAGAATGTCCGCGCGGGCTCGCGGGACGCGGCCCCGGTTCTATTGGTGGAAGAGCTGGAATTGCTGCTGGGGTTCCGTCAGTTGAACGATGTCGGCCAGACGGCGGTACAGGCATCGCTTAACGGCTTCCTGCTATCCGGCACGATGACGAATTCCGGCGAGCCAGCGAAGCGAATCCCACGGCTCGCGGAAAACCGCGTGGCGAAACTCGATGAGGCAGCGCGCGAGGCATTGGAAGCCGCGCAGGCCGACGCGCAGCGCTCGAAGCGCGGACGGTCACCGCAGAAACGCGGCGCAAACGATCAGGACTGACGAAGAGAATCCGCGGCGCGCGTAAGCGCCGCCATCGCTAACTCGACTTCCCCTAAGACGTCTACCGTCGTCAAATCTGCCTCCCCTCCTCCGGGCAGTTCGCACAACGCAGCGAGTTCACGATCGAACCGGGCAACGACGGCGCGGAGCTGCGCGCCGAATTCCGTGAGACGAAACCCATCGCTACCAGAACGGCGCTCCATCAGCGAGCGGCCGAGGACGCGCTCGAGCGCCGACACTTTCTCGCTGACTGTCGGCCGCTGCACTCCCATTGCCTGCGCCGCTTCCGAAATGCTGCGATAGCGCGCGATCTCGCTGTACGCGCGCAGCAGATTCCAGTTGAGCCGAGAGGGAGTCGTCCGGGAAACCATAGTTCAAACGGTAGTTGTTGTTGCCGTGATGCGCGCTTCGGCCGGGGACGGGTGATCGGGAGCAAGCCCGGGAAAGTTAGGCGTTTTCCTAACTTTCACGGGGCTTTCTCCTACATTCCATTTGTCTGAAAAAAGCACGAGAATGGTGCAGCGTTACAGCACGCGTGAATGCCGTGTCACGTCGTAGCGCCTCTCAAAATATCCGAAGAGGAAGCCGTTGTGAGTTACAAGCCGCAAGACCCGCAATTCCGAAATGCAACAGCCGAGGACGGGGTAATCCGACGCTGTACCGAAGCCACGATAGCCGCGCAATGTGGGCGCGTCGGCTCCACTGTAGCCGGGAACCGCGAGGCGCGTGCCCTGCACGACTTGTCGGCCGGTGAGCGAGCCGCGCTGCTCGCGCAGGTGACGAGTGCGATGTTGAGCCTGTCGAACATCCGCGACCTCCTGCTGACGTAACGTCAGTCAGCCTCCGAGGTGTCGATCTCCGGCACCTCGCTCGCCTTGACCTCTAGATCGAGGTCCGATGTAAATCCGCCGTTACCGTCGATCGAATGTGTAACGCGCGCAATGATCCAGTTGCAATCATCAATGACACGTTTGTAACCGCGCACGGTTACAGGTAGTTCGGTCATCAGCTCGGGGCGGCCGAGCGCCAGCACGATACTGAATTCTGCGACGCCGCGCTGTAACTTCTCCCACTCTGCCTTCGCCGCACGCGTCGCGTTCCCCTTGTTCGCATACGTGTGTCTCAACGTCTTGACGTTCTCCGCTGTACCGAACAACACATCGCCGCTCTTGTCGATCGGCTTCTTCTTCGCGGTCGTGCGCCGCCGGCGGCGCTTCACCGTGGTCGACTGTTTCTTCGCGGTGCGCGTGTTCAGGTAGAACGCCTGCACGCCGGAATACGTGTCCCGATCGGCGACGCCGAACTCGTGGCGATCGCCGACGCCGCGCGTGATCGTGACGGTCGGCAGCGGCTTGCCGCTGGCCGTGGTCGCCTCGCCGGCCTTGATGAAGAGCAGCCGCCCGTTCTTCACGGTGGCAATCGCGTCGAACATCTTCGCCAGCCGCGACAGCAGATTGGCATCCGATTCGGCCGTCTGGTCGATGTGGTCGACGAGCTGCGCGTCGAGCGCCTTGCTGATGCGCGCCTCGACCTTGTTCTGACCGGCGATCGCGCGCACGATGGCGCCGACCGTCTGTCGGTGCCACGAGCGCTCTTTTTTGATCGACAGGCCCGCGCGAAGATCGACGCTGCGCGCGCGGATGGTCAGCACGTCCGGCGTGCCGGTGTGCCGAACCTCATCGACAACGAATTCGCCCTTGTCGACCAGGCCGTTCGCGGCACCGGCCCAGCCGATCGCCAGCTTCAGCGTGACGCCGCGACTCGGGATCTCGAGGGCGCCGTCAGAATCGTCGAGGCTGATATCGAGCTGGTCCGCTTCGAAGCCGCGGTTGTCCTGCAGCGTCAGCGAGATCAGCCGGCCGTCGAACTTCTTCGTGATGTTCTTCCCGTTGAGCGTGATCGAGTAGATCGCACGCGGCACGCGATCGTCGGCGATCACGACCTTCTGCACCAGGTCGGCGCCCGGGATGTCCGACAGGTTCATAACGAGATCGCCCCCTTGATGGCGTCGGTCACGATGCCGAGCATGTCGAGATCGTCGTTGCGCGTCAGGGCAATGGTGAACTCGATGCGCCGCGCAGTGCCGTCGTCGAAAAACAGCTCACGCGTCGTGTCAATGGTGTCGATCGTGAACATGCCGTAAATGTGGCCCGTGCCTTCGATCAGTGGCCAGGCGGTGTGCTGGCCCGCCATCGCTTCGATGACGGCGAGAGACATATCGCCGCCAGTCAGCTCGGGCAGCAGCACGCCGGACAGGCTGATGGTTTCGTCGTCCTCGCCGACGTACTGCCGCGCGGGTTTTCTGCCGACGCGGTTGTTGCTGGCGAAGCGCCAGCCGCGCCGGCGCTTCAGCTGCTGGTAGGGCAGGGTCGACAGGCTGAACACGAACAGCCCGAGCGCCATCATCATGAGAACCTCTCCTTTAATCCCGATCACGCAGACGCGAGCGCTCGCGTGCGGCCTGCGCGGCATGTTCCTGGCGCAACACCTGGCGAACTTCTTGCGCGAGCGCCTGCACATCCATGCCTGGCGCCGCGTACAGGTTGATCGTGATCGGCGCCGGCGCGACCGGCGCGCGTGCGGCGGCCGACGCGACCGTAAGCGGCGGCCGGTTGTCGACGGTGAGCGGTGCGCCGCCGGCGATCGCCGCGCCGGTGATGCCGATGCCGGCGCCGGCGGCGACGATCCGCTTGCCGACTTCGAGCACGGTCGACAGCGGGCCGTCCTGACCCTCGCGCAGACCTTGGTCCAGACCGGCCATCGTGAAGCCGCCAAGCGCGGCGAACACGCGACTCGGCGAATGAATACCGAGCCGTTCCTTGAACCAGCCGACCACACTGTCGCCGGCGGACTGGATCGCGGTCTTCACGGCGCCGAGGCCGTTCGTGATCCCGTTGACGAGCCCGGACATGAGATTCGAACCGAACTCGGCGAAGCGCGCGGATGCCTGAGCCAGGCCGACGATGATGTCGGTCAGCCACGTGCCGAAGGCCCGGCCGGCACTGGCTGCGGCGTCGAGGCTCTTCTTGCTGGCATCGACGGGAGCGAGCAGCCGTGTCAGCCAGTCCCACACCCCCTTCAGAGCGCCCGTCAGCCAATCGAACAGGGGTTTGAGCGGCGCGAACGCGGCGCCGAGAATCGCGAACGCTCGGCTGACAAGCGGCGCGAGCGGTTTCAGTCCCTCCGTGAGCCCTTGCCAGAACCCAGCGAAAAACGCCTTGATCGGCTCCCAATACTTGACGATGAGGAAGGCGGCCAGCGCAATCGCAGCGATCACAAGACCGATCGGATTCAACAACGCGACGCGACCAACCAACAGCAGCGTTTGTGCGACGGCTCCGAGCGCACGCACGAGGACGCCGCCCTGGATGCCGAGCATCGACATGCTGAAGCGCACGATCGCCAGCGGACCAAGGACGCCCGCGAGCGCGATTGTCAACGTGCCGAGCACGGCGAGCAGCACACCGAGGCCGGCCGCGCCGATCGCGACCGCGCGCGTGAAATTCGGGTATTCCTTCGCGAAGCCGAGCAGCCGCTCGAGTACGCTCGTCGTCAGCTCGAGCGCGCGGTTGTACACGGGCAGCACCTGCTCGCCGATGACGGTGCGCAGGTTGCGCACCTTCTCGAGCGCGATCAGCTCCTTCCCTTCCGTTTGCTTCTGGCCCAGCTCGTGCAGCTTGTCGATGCCGTACGCGCCACGGTTCAGCTTTTCGTTCTTGTGAATCTGCTCGCGCTGCATGTACATCGTGGCGAATAGGTTCGCGCCGTTGCCGTTCGTCATGATCGTGGAGAATTCCTCCAGGATCTTCGCGTCGGACGTGATGCCCTTGGCCTTCAGCTTCGGCAACAGCACTTTCTCCAACCATTCGAACGGCGACGCGTTGAAGAGGTCGCCGCCGATCAGCGCGCCGGGCTTGATGCGCTTCACGTTACCGATCGTGTTGTACTCGACCGATTTCTTGTCGACGAGCCCCAGCTCGACCAGGCGCTTCGCCGCGCGCACCGTAGTCTTGCCCTGCATCAGGTTGCTGTACGCGGCCTGCACGCCGGTGCCTGCGGCATGTCCGCCCATTTCCTGAATCAGCGGTTCCATCTGGTAGTAGAACGCGTCCTGGCGCATCTGCTTCGCCGCGACTTTGCCGGTCTGGATGAAGTTGCGCCACTCGTCGCCGCCGACGCGGCCGCCGGTCGCGGTCAACACCTGCTGGACCATGTTCGCTTCGCCTTTGAACGCTGCTTCGCTTTTCGTGCCGCCGCGCAGCTCGATCACCTTCAGCATGTTCATGAACTTCTCTTCGTTCTCGTGCCCCTGGCCGGCACCGAACATCGCCTCGTTCGCGAACTTCATCTTCGCGAGCGTCGGCATCACCATCTGCGCGTGGTGCTCGTCAGCGAAGATGGACATCGCGTCGCGCATCAGCGTCATGTTCTCGGCGATCGCCACACCGGGCGATTTCATCGCGCGCACGTAGCGCTCGGCGTCCTGCGTGGCGCGATCGCCCAGGCCGAGCCCCTGGATTCGGCCGCGCTCGTTCTGCACCTTCTTCGCCTCGGCCAGTGGCTCGCGCAGATCGTTGAGGATGTGGGAGCCGGTCGTACGCGCGGCATATCCGCCGATCGCCATTTCGGCAGCGGCACCACGCATCGCGCCCATCTTGGCGCGCATGTCCGCGATGCGCTTCTGACGGGTGTTCAGTGCGTCGAGGCGACGCGATTGAGCGTCGATCGCGCCGGTTGTTGCGGTGATGTCGGTGCGCAGCGTGCGCTCGTGCTGGGAAAGCTTGCTCGTGTCGACGCCGGCGCGAGCGAGCCGGTTGCGCAGCTCGTCCACACTGGTGGATTGCTTCTTGAACGCAGTGCCCAACCGCGATGAGGCTTGCCGCGCCTTCGCCAGCTCGGCAATCATCTGCTGCGACGGAGGCCCGACCGCGTGCAACGACTTCGCCAGTTCCTTGACCTTCTTCTGCGCGTCGGCGAGCTTTGTCGAGGTGTTGGTGAGCCCCGTGCGCATCTCGCGGAATTCGCCGATACGCCGCTGCGTATCGTTGAGTTCCTTGAGACGCGCGTGGGAATCCCGCAGCTCTTTTACGAGCGTGCGGTTTTTGGTGGCGATCTCGCGGATCGGCCGGCTCGCCTGGTCGAGCGCCTTGAGGACGACCTCGAGGCGCAGGGAACGGTCACTCATTCATCGCCCCGTTCGTGGCGGACGCGCGCGTGCTCGCGCCAGTTCATCAGTTCATCGAGAGACATGGCGTTCATCACGTCGGGCGGCCAGTGGAAAACGAGGGCGATGTCGGCCATCACTTCGTCGACGGATCGAGGGATGCGTCCTGCTTCACGGAGTTCGGTACCAAAAAACCGGCAAGCTCCGTGCCGAGCTTGACCAGGTCGGCCGGGTCCATGCGCAACACATCTTGCTCGGTCAGCATCGGATTGCTGATGCGCGGGAGCACCTTCGACAGAGCGATGACGTCGAGCTGCAGGACGTCGGTGAGCGTGACGCCGCGCAGCGCGCCGCTGCCCGACATGGTCAGCGTGACAGCATCGATCTTTTGTTCACCACGCGCGATCGGGGTATCGAGGGGCAGCGGGTCGGTTCGTTTCAGGGACATGTTCATTCCTTAGAGGGTGAGGGGGAGGGGTTACAGGCCCAGGTGGCGGCGCTGTTGGGCGAGGCGATCGACGCCGCCGACGATCTCGACGAAGTTGGGGATGTCGATCTCGATCAGGGTTTCGCCGTTGACGACGAGGCGGTAATACGACAGCGACATCGTTCCGGTCTGGTCAGCGTTGTCGCCGGCCTTGGCCTTGCCGGGGTCGATTTCCTTGTAGCGGCCGCGCACGTACACCTCGACCCCATCGGTTTCCTCGGTGTCGTCGCGCTGATAAGAGCCGGCGAAGCGTACGGATACGCCGTCGATCTTCGACGTGCCCCATGTCTTGAACATCTCCTTCATGAAGCCGCCCATCGTGACGCCCAGCTCGAGCTTCTCCATGCCGAGGTCGATGTCGACCTCAGCGTTCATGCCGCCGCCGCGATACGCCTCCATCTTGCGCGTGAGCTTCGGCAACTGGATCTCGGGCACCTCGCCGACGAACGAGACGCCGTCCTCGAACACGTTGAAATTCTTGAGTTTGGATGGCAGAGCCATTGTGTTTTCCTATGGTGAGTGGCGGCCCATCAGACGGCGATGCTTTCCGCGAACTTGACCAGGTAGCGGTCCGTGATGCGCTGCCGGAACGTCAGGTCTTCGAGCGGCGGAACCGGGCAGAAGTCGTAGTCGATGAAGCCCTGGCCGGCCTTGAGCGATTCCTTCTCGTTGGCCGCCGGATCGAACCAGCACTGGCCGTCGATCAGGTAGCCGGCCGTTTTCCACGTGCGGAACTTCGCGTTTACGCCGTCGACGATGTCCTGCATCAGCGTGCGGCTCATCGGCTGGTCGACCGCCCACATGTGCGCCTCGGCCATCGTGTCGGCGATCACCTGTGCGCTGCGCACGTAGTTCTCGAACGCCCACAGCTTGTCCTCGGAACAGGTCCGCGAACCCCACATGCGGTACCCGTTCGCGTTCACGAGCGTGGTGACGTCGTGGCTGTTCAGGTAGCCGGCGTCGGTGTCCGGATCCTGCAGGTCCCAGAACACGTCGCGACTGATGCCGGTGACGCCGTTCACGACGACGTTGGAGATCGTCTTGTGCCAGCCGGTTTCTTCGTCGATCTTCGCGCGCATGCCGAGCGCGCGCGCCGTGGCCCAGGTGATGTCCTCGGCGTTGGTCGTGGTGTTCCAGTTCACGAAGTCCGGCCAGATCGTCATCAGCTCGCGCTGACCGAAATTCGCGCGGTAGGCGACGGCCTCTTCTTTTGTCTTCGCGCCGAACGCGTTGACGTATGCGAAGCCGCGCAGCCTTTGCGCTACCGTCGCCAGCTCGGACGCGACAGGCAGGGTGTCCAGACCAGGGCAACCGAGCACGCGCGGTTTGACGCCGAGCCGGGTATTCGCAGCCAGTAGCGCCTTCATGCCGGTGTACTGGCCGTCCGCGGTCGTCGTGCCGATCACGTTGCTGGTCGTTTCGTCTGCGTCCTTGCCGGTCGGCACGCGCACGGCGACGATCAGCGGCGAGGTCTGCGCAGCGATCGCGTCGAGCGAACGAGCCAGCGTGCCCTTCGTGCCGGCGCGGCCGATTGCGGCCCGCACATCCGTGATGAGGAAGGGGCGGTTCTCGGGGAAGGTGGTGGCATCGGCGTCGTCGCCGGTGCAGACCATGCCGATCACGGCCGTGCTGACCGTGCGGATGGGGCGCGTACCGTCATTGATTTCAATGACGCGTACGCCGTGGTGGTAATCAGAAGGCAAGCTTTTCTCCCGGAAGTGAGCCTTCCGAAAGATTGCCTTCCGCGCGCGCGGAGATCACGCGCGGGAGGTTGTACAGCGGCAGGGCACAACCGAATCCGCTGCAGGATGCCGCTACGCCGCGACGGGCAGCGTGTGCAGCTCGGCGAGGCGCGCGATGGCGACCTGATGGTAGGTCGGTTCGAGCTCGCAACCGATCCAGTTCAGGCCGGCTTCCTTCGCTGCGGCGAGGAACGTGCCGGACCCGGCGAATGGATCTAGGACGACGCCGCCGGCCGGCGCCAGGCGCACGACGTCGCGCGCGAGCTGCGCCGGCTTCTCGGTCATATGGCGCTTCGGGTGCGCGAGCCGCTCGGAGAATACGCCAGGCAGATACACGTCGGCGCGGCGCACGGCACCCTTCGTCGCCCAGACCAGGAATTCGGTCTGCTGCGCGAAGCCGCCCATACGCGGCCGCGTGCGGCCGCTCGTCTTGTCCCATACGGCGACGCCTCGCCAGGTGAAGCCGGCGGCCTGAATTGCGTCGGTGAGGCTTGGCAACTGGCGCCAGTCGACGAAGCACGCGAGGTGCGCTTCGTTGCGGCACACGCGATAGGCTTCCGCAAGCCACGTCATGCACCAGAAGGTCCACGACCGCTGGTCCTTGTTGTCGTGCTGGAACTCCGGGTAGAGGTTCTGCGATTGACTGACCAGGTATTTCTTCGACGGGGTCTGGCTGCGCGACGCGCTCGTGGTACCGCCGGACGAGTAGGGCGGATCGGTGAAGACCAGGTCGACGCAGGCATCGGGCAGCGCGCGCATGACGCTCAGGGCGTCGGCCTGGTGCACACGGTTGATCAGATCAGCGGAGATGGTTTGCTGCATGGGGCGATTCCCTCGTATCGGAGGCTCGGTGGCCTGCGGGTAGGGGGCTCGTGGCCCTCAGAATATTCATTGCGCCGCAACGCGGGCATTTGATGGAGAGCCGGACGTATTCGCCGGCGCCAAGTTTGCGGTTACAGCTTCCGCAACGGATGTCCTGCATGGGGTGATTCCTGCCTGTGCTAGGATGCCGGCGCCTCTCGAGAGGTGTCGCGGCCCTGGCCAATCCTGCAGGTCTGCTCTGCGGGTGCGGGGCGTGCATGATGTTCCACCATCACGCACGTCGCCGCGTCCTTTTCTTCCTGCCTCGTGTTACGCGACGTATTCGCCGCCGGCGAGCATGTAGCGGTCGGTCGAGCCGTACATCATCGACCCGTCCGCATTTGGCGCGCCACCTTCGGGTTTCGGTTCCACCAGTCGCCGCTGGATATACGCGAACGCCCCCTCGTCGGCTTCCGGCATGCCCGACACGAAAATCGTGACGCCGCCCTGCAGCGGTAGTTTCCCTGCCTTGAACGTCGCTTCCGATACGTAGCTCTGGATCGTCCCGCTCGTGAACTTCGACGCCGCGTCGATCGCGACGTTGCTGACCACGTGATAGGACGCCTGCGCGCCAGTCGATTCGAGAACGAGTGCTTTCTTGATTGCCATATTCGATTCCTGGAAAAAATGAAACGGGACTGCGGTTTGCGGTGACACGGGTCTGCGCGACTACGCGGGCAACTGCGGCCAGACGACGTCGAGCGGAAAGCCGGCTTGCTGCGGCACGTCGCGCAGCGCAGCGCGATAGCGCCGAAGGGCGGCTTCGCGATCGGCGTCGCCGGCGTCCGCGGCGCGCTCGACCAACCGATCGGCTTCGGCGAGCAGCGCGTCGCGCTCGGTGCGCACGCGCTCGGGCGCGCCGATCATCAATTCGTATTCCGCTGCGAATTCCGGCCACCAGTTCAACAGATCTACCGGTGTCGGCTGCGGAATGTCGCGCGGGTACCAGATCGGCACCCATGCCGATTTCGTTTGCTTCAGTGTTTTCTCATCGACTGGGTGCGAGACCCAGTAATCCACGCAGCGCTCAAGCTTCGGAAATTTCTTCGCCAGAATGAAAGCCGCTTGCTCGACGTCGATCATGGTGTTCGTGTTCGTCATTGGTTCCTCAAAACGACGCCGTAGACAGTGATCGCGTTGGCCGTGCCGTTACCCGGACCGCTTAGACCACAGACGACCCACGGCGCGGGCAATGCGCCGTTGAGCCGGTCTACCGTGCCGAAATTGTTCACACCGGAATCCCACTGCACGCGCGCGCCGGCGTTGGCCTTCGAGTTGTCGCGGTTGTACAGATCGTCGAGGATGGCGTTCATCCACGCACCGCGATACGAGCAGAACAGGTTGCCGTCCGTGTTGAGGATCTGCTGGCCGCGCATGTACATCGTGCCCCAGTCGTCTACAGACCATGTGACGGCGTTGTACGCGTTGTTGATGAGTTCAAGGCCGCCAGCGCGCCGTGCGCGCAGGTACGTCTGTGCGCCATCGGCCGCGCGCAAACCGAAGTCCGCGTCCCATCCATCTCGCGCGAGCGTGAGGCGGCCCCACATCGTCGTGCCAGCGCGGTTGACGTAGTTGTTCGGCAAGAAATTCGACAGCCATCCACCCCATTGGCTCCCGGACAGGTTTCCGTCGGGCGCGACCACCGACGTACCGCCGCCGGCCTGCAATTCGCCGCGCGCTGTGACGGTGCCGCCATCGCTGACTGCCAGGTTCGCGGCCGTATTCGCGCCATTCGTGACCATCCACTTGGCCGCCGACGCCTGCACCTGAATCCGCGGTGCGTACCCGTTCGAGTTGAAGACGAGTTGCGACCCGTAATCGCTCGCGCCATACAGTGTCACAGTTCCATTGACCTGACCGCCGACGTTCTTGTCGAGTGGCGTGACGTTTGCGCTGTCCCACGGCGTCGCACCGGCCCACATCGGGCGCTTCGCGAAGTTGACGACCTGGGAGGCACGCGCGATTTCCACGACGCGCCGCTGCGTGACACCATCCTCGTCGAATGCGTTGAGCGCGAAATCGTCAGTATCGGATTTGCCGATCCGCCATCGGTTGACCGCACCCCGGCCGGTGACGAAGTAGTTCGGCGCGCCAATATCGCCGGTGAAGCGCGCGCCCACGAGCGCGGCATATCGGCTCGCTACAGTCTTCGGCGTCACGGCGCGCGTGTCGTCCGCGCCGTCGTCGACCTCGGCCTGCGTCGCCAGTTCGACAACGCCCTTGCGCTCGGTCGTCGCCGGCGGATTGAGGAACGACGTCGGCCCAAAAACGAGCTTCGTCACGTCGATCGAGGTGAACACGGTATCGGCGGCCAGCAGCAGCATCGAGGCTGCCGCTTTTTCGAGGATCGGATCGTTCTGCACGTAGACGCCGAACAACACGCCGTTGTCCAGGTACAGCCCGAACCCGTACAGCTTGTACTGGTCCGCACTGTCGTCCTGGATCACGATGTGGATCGTGTCGTTGGCGACGGTATCGCCGCCGAACGTCGTGATGCGCTTCAACTCGCTTGGCAGCGCGGTCATATCCGGTTTGAACACGAAGGCCGCCGTGGAGAGGCCAATCTGCGTGACCTGGTGCGCGGTGGTCCCGGTGTTGCCGGGTGCCACCAGTGCGGCGCGGCCGGCGTCCGTGATGTAGATGAGGTTTCCAGCCATGTTCGTTAGTCCGTGAGAGAGAGGCGGCGATAGACGGCTGCGCGCACGCCACATGCGACGCCGATTGGGCCGTGCATGCTGAAGCCTTGCGTGAAGGTGTAGTGGGCAGTGCCTCGCTTCGCGCGATCGACCTCGGCGCGGATATCGTTGACGTACTGCGCGGTGGCCGGCACGCCGTCACGCGTACCGACCGTCATCACGATCTCGAACGTGCCCGGCACGCCTCGCGGCGTTTTCTCGAACCACTCACGCATCACCACGTTCGCACCGAACGACGCGCAGACCTCGCGCACGGCATCGGCCGTGCCCTTTTTGCGGGCGATGCGGATCGCAGCTTTCACGCGCGCGCGCTTCACCTGCTCGGGCCATTCGTCGCGCCAGGTGTCGACGCCCATGTGCCACGCGAGCCAGGGCAGGAAGCGCAGGGGGATTCGATCCGGGTTCATCAGCGTGTCGATCTCGACCGGGATGTCGCGCACGTCCGCATTGGCTTCGGCGAGGCGCCGCTCGAGCATCGTCGCGTTAGGCGGCAGCAGGGAGGGGGCCAGCTTAGTCATCGGCCACTCCGCCATCCTTCAAATCGATACCTGTGCAATACGGCGCCTGGTCGATCGCGATCGGTACGCCTTCGGCAGGCGTGTCGAGCAGCACCTTCTGGACGCCGGCGACGCGCATCGACGCATACAGGCCATCCTTCGTGATCTCGGAACCAGGGCGGTGCATCGAATCGGCGAACTGCTGCGTCTTCTTCTGCGCTTCCGCGAGTGCGACCGCGCGATCCGGGCCGTCGAAGAAGCGCAGCGTCGCGCCGATCGCGTACCGGACGATCTTCGCGCTCTGCACGATCACTTCGTCGGCCTGCGGCCGCTTCTTTTCCAGCGTCCTTTTGACGATGTCGAGCAGCTCCTGGCTGGCCGTGCCGTCGCCCTCGCGCGACAGGACCGTGACGATCATCACGCACGGCGACGGGCTGTAGGCGGTGGCCGCCTTCACCCGGCCATCGGCAGCCCGCGCGTGAAATACATACGCGTCGGTCGGCCCGGCAACTGAAAACCCACGTGGCGCGAGCTGGATTCGTTCGCGCAGGTTGTCGTCGTCTTCGTAGACGGGATCGATACCCTTGTCCGGATCGCCCGGCGAAATCATCAGGCGGGCGACGTCGAAGAGGGCGCCGATATGCTCGAGCGTGGTGCCCTTCGCATACGCGAGCAGGATGCCGCGCGCTTTCTCGTTCATGAGCGCGAGCAGCAGCATTTTTTCGTACGCGCCTTCCTGCAGCAGCTTCACCATCGGCTCGGATTCGAGCTCGAGCGCGGCCGCGATCTCGTCCTGCTGTTCCTTCGGGTACAGGGAGACCAGGCGGGCCTTCTTCGCGGCGAGGATCGTTTCGAAGTCGAGTTCGTCGACGATGTCCGGGGCCGGGAGCTGCGACAGATCGATCGGCGTCGTTCTCATGCCGCACCTCGACCGTTCGTCGTCGGCAGGCGCATGGAGAAGGCCGTACCGACGCGCGGGCCGTCCGTGCGTTCGCCCTGAAGCTCGAGCACGGCGCCGCCGTCGATACTGGTGCTACCGAAGTCCACCTGGTTGACCTGGATGCGCGGTTCCCACCGGGCCAGCGCCATGACGGACGCTGCCATCACACGCATGCGCATCAGGGGATTGACGGGGCCGTCGATCAGGTCGGGAAGCAGCGAACCGTAGTCGCGGCGCATCACGCGCGTGCCGAGCGGCGTGAACAGGATGTCCGCGACGGACTGCTCGATGTGGGCCTGGCCGGCGATCGCGCGGCCGGTGCGGGCGTTCATGCCGATCATGCGCCTCCCGGGATCGGCTTCGAGGTCTCGGCGAATTCGCCTTGCGCCTGGTGCGGATGGCCCACGAGGCTGACGTTGCGCGCCTTCACGTCGACATCAGCGGTCACGGTGCCGGTGAGATGAGCGCTGCCTTCAATCTCGATCACTGGGCCGCCACCGCCAGCGCCGCCTCCATTCTTGCCGGTCGCGCCGGATTCGAACGTGAGCCGCCCCTTCACGAGCAGCGAGCCCGTCACGGTCGTATCGTCGGCGTCGAGCGTGACGGATTGCGCCTTGACGGTCGCGGTATCCGTTTCGACCGTGACACTACCCGGTGCGACGACGTGCACGGTGGCGCCAGCCGGCAGCGTGGCGGTGAGTGCATGCGCGGCGAAGTCGTACGTAATGCGCGCGCCGTCGCGGTAGCGGCGCATGTGCTGCGTCGGGCTCGAGCTGGGGGAGTCGTGGCCGTCGCAATACACACCAGGGAGAAAGAGGCCCGTCGTCGGTTCGCCGGAAGGGCAGAAGAGCAGGCCCGGCTCGCCGATCGACGGCGGGTCCCACACGATGCTGTCGCCGGTGCGCTGCGCGAGCCATCGAATCCAGTCGGTCTGCAGGCCGCCGGATTCAATGCGAACGCGGCGGGCACCGTGATCGACGTCGATTACGGTGCCTTCGCGAAGCAGGCTCTCGAGGCGGCGGTTGAGGTCGGCAAAATCATCCATGCAACGAGGATGCCGCGCGCGCGGGAGAGGGTCACGCCGATATGGTTGTGTCCGTTAAAACGACAACAAAAAGCCCGCTGTTACAGCGGGCTTCGACGGAGCGCTATTTGCGCTCGGTATGCGTCATACCTGTTCGAGACTGTCGTGGAGCCTCGAGAGCATTAGTACATTGATTTCATCGATGCTGGTGTCACCGAATCCGGGTCCAAACCTTCCGGTTGCAGTCCTATCACTGATTTTTTCGATGCACCAGTCGGCCGCAATTACAACGACCAGAATTTCAGAGCCCGAAACATTCCCACCAATGTCTTTGCGAATTGCTGAGAACGTAAGGCGTGCGGCAACTTCGGCGTCCAGTCGTACATGGTCGACGTTGCAGATCACTTCACCATGCGGAGTCACAATCGCAACAGTTCGCGGGTCGCGCTTCGTGGCCTGCACACCTTTCGCCGCATACTGTGAACTCTGAAGCTTCTGCGTCATCGCATTCAAGAAATACTCTGCGACTGCATTTAGCTCGTTGCCTTGTGCGAGGCGGCTAAACGTCGAACGAGCCTCACCTTCGTTAATGATAGCCATCGTGGTCTCCTTGGTTTGGAGGGTTCATTCTGGAGACCGCGCGGCATACAAGCAAGGGAGGGCGGAGGAACGGGGAGCGACGCGTCGCGTTATCGCGACAGGAAGTCGAGGACGACGTCGGCGATTCGGTCGACGTCCGCATCGGCCAGGCCGAGCAGCTCGCGCACCGGATACTGGACGACTGGCCCGTTGCGCTCGACGCGATCGCGCAGGCCCTCCTGGTGCACGCGCGCGATGCGCTCGACCTGGCGCGTGAAGTGCAGCACCGATGCGTCAGGGGTCGACGCGGTTTTGAGAAAACGCGCGGTGCGGAGCTTCGCGAACATCGCGCGCCGGATGCGACCTTTCTTGCGCCGGGCCTGCGGCTTGCGCGGCGCGTACCGGCTGCCGTCCGGATTGCGGGCTTCGGCGATGCGCCTCGAATGGCGCCGGCGCAGCTCGGCGGCCAGCCCTTTCGCCAGGACCGCACGCTGCGCGGGGGTGAGCTGGCCGAGTAGGCCGGACGCCCAATCCTCGGCCCGTGACAGGCGGTCGGCCATCAGGTCCCCGCGATCGGCGGCTCGCCGAAGTGGCGAATCTCATAGCCGCCAGGCTGCTCGACCACGCCGACGCGCTCGGTCAGCTTCAGCAGGATCTCGACGTCGGACTTGCCATTGTCGAGCAGCTCGGCCTGGAACTTGAACCCATCGCGGCAGAGATCGCGGTTGAGAAGCAGCTCGGGCTGGTGGATCTTCAGCCAGGCGATGATCGGTACCATCAGGTGATCCGAATGGCCGGCGTAGTCGGTTACGACGATGTCGAGCGTGTACGCATATTCGAACGACAGCGACTTCGCTGCGGTGACGGCAATCGACCCATGTTCGATGAAGATGTGCAGCCGGTCGGGATTGCGCGCGAACTCGGGTAGGGCGGCGGTCAGCGCCGCGCGCAGACTGTCGGGTTTGTTCATGGTGCCGATTCCTCGTGCGCTTCGTCGCCATCGCGCACACGGGCCTGCAGCGCGATCAGTTGCTCGGCGTTTTCGTGACAGGTGGTGTAGTTGCTGGCGACGGTTGCGGCGACGGCAGAGAGCGCAACGCCCGAGGGGGCCGCATCAGCGCTTCCGGGATCGCCCACCGGCATGTTGGCGGCGGCGCCGTTGTGCACGCGCACAAACCCGACAGGAATAACGCAGGCGCGATCAGCTTCGCGATCCACATAAACGGGTACCTCCTTGATGATGGTGTCGCCCTTCTCGCGGACGACCTGGACGCGATCGACGTACTGCGTGACGACCTTCACGTCGCGGCGTGCCGCGTCGCGCTCGGCCGTCCGATCGCGCAGGGCGCGCGCGAGATCGTCGACACGCTGGCCGGCGTCGACCAGGCGCGCGTGCTGGATCGCGATGACGACGCCAGCAACGGCGAGCGCGATCACGCCGGCGATGAAAGTGCGGGCGCCGGCCGTCACGCGGCCGCCCGGCTGTAGCGATCGAACGCCCGTTCGAGCTTCACGTCGTACAGGTTCTCTGCGTAAGCCTTGCCGTTGTACAGCTCGGCGAACCTCGCCCACTTCCGGCCGCGCAGCGCGGCCAGCAGCGTCTTATCGGCGAGGACGAAGCGGACGAACGCCTCGAGCTGCTCGGCCTCGCTGACCTTCATTGCGTCGACGAACGCGAACACGTCCGGATAGCCGAGCGCCCTCCAGTGGAAGCCCATGATTTGAAACGCGCCCCAGCTCGCCGCCTCTAGCGCGCACGCGGCCGAAATCTGCGACGCGCTCGCCAGGCGCGCATATTCCGCTGCGTCGCCGGCGTAGCCGCCGCGCTTCGGGTTGACCAGCGCCGGATACTTCACCGCGAGTGCATCCGCATCCATGCCAGCCGCCGCGAGCTGGCGGTACATGATGTGCCGCTCGTACAGGATCACGGGCCGACCGTCCGGCAGGAACCCGGCACCGCGCGATTCCACCTCGTTGACGGCACGCACGGCCGCTAGATCGACCTGCAGCCGATCGGCTGCACGTTGCAGATCCGCGTCGGTCAGGTGTCGCGGGTCGCGCCGGCCGGCCGCGAGCGTTGACCAGGTCTTCGGGCCGGCGATGCCGTCCGCGACCAGGCCGTGCGATGCCTGGAGCGCCATCACGGCGCTACGGGTCGCGCTGCCGTAGATCGCGTCGGTGTCGAGGCGCGCGCCGGCGGCGACGAGCTGGCGCTGCAGGTAGCCAACGTCCGCGCCACGGTCGCCCAGGCGAAGGGTCTTATACATGGCGCCCCCACACCTTGAATTGCAGCATGCGCGCGATCAGCGAGTCGCGCGGGTTGCCACGGTGGAACAGCTCGACGACGTTGCCGCGCACGCCGTACACGGCGAGGCACAGGACGCCGACCAGCACCGTGTCGGCGAGGTTCGCCGGCGGCAGCATGCCGAACGCGGCGCGGATCGGCGAGGCGCCGGCGGCGACCGCAACCGCGTAGGCCAGGCAAGACGCGAGCGGCCGATGGGCGCTCGAGCCGCGACGGAAGGTCACGAGGCGCAGCGCGATCGCCGCGCACAACAGCACGTAGACGGTCGTGAGCATCACTTTTCCCTCCCCTTGAACACGTTCAGCAGCCGGTCGGGCGCATCGGCCTGGGCGATCAGCCACAGCAGCAGTTTCACGACGAGCGCGGACGCGATCAGCGCGCCGATGCCGGCGTGCACCTCGACGCGGGCCGGCAACACGGCGTCGAGTGCGGCGGCGAACAGTTCGGCCGTCAGGCACCCGGCGACGAACGAGATAACGAAGAACGCGATGCGCTTCGGAATCGACGGGTCAGCCGCGGTCATCACGAACAGCAACGAGCCGGCGAACGCGCCCATGACGACGTTGGCGTCGACGCCGGGAAACAGCGACAGAGTTGCGACGCCGAGCGCCGCGACCGTCGCGGACGACGTGGAAATTGGTTCAGCCATTCTCAGTCCCATAACTGGAGCCGCTCGGCGCCGGATTGCGCCGGTTGCGGTACTTCGTCGGGCAGCTCGACGAGCAGCCCGTGAGGCAGGATCGGGCCGTACTGCGCCAGGTCCCGATTGAGGTCGAGCACCGCTTCGACGACGCCGCGCGTGCGGCCGAGCACGCGCCAGCAAAGCGCGTCGATGGTTTCCCCCTGGAGCGCCCGCACCTCCATCAGATCAGCTCCACCGTCATGCGAGGGCGGCCGATGATGTCGCTGATTGCCCAGCGGGCGTCACGGCGCAGCTCGTCGCCCTGGGGCTCCAGCTCGTCTGCGCGGCGTGCGCCATCGCCTGTCGTGTCGTAGTCGCGGTACCGCTCGATGAGCGTCGCCTTCGCCAGGCAATACACCGCGCGCCGGTAGTGCTGCAGCCGTACGCTTTCGCCGTCGAGCTGGTCGGCCGGCGCGTCGGCGAGACAGGTAACACCGGAATCGCGCCACGCCGCGCGTGCGCTGCGCAGCTCGTCGTTTACCTCGGCGATCGCGGCGAGCAGCTCGTGCCGCAGACGGGCGTCGGTGATCGACCCGTCGAGGCGCATCGTGTCGCGCGCGTGCTCGAGCGACACATCCGGGTAGAACGGGTCGTTCTTGATCGGCTTGGCGGGTTCCGCTTCCGCCGGCGCACGCGAGAGCGGCGGGGTCGAGACAAAGGACATGGTCGGGTTCGTCAGGTTGATCGGTAGAGGCGGTGGACGGGGCTTTCGCGCGGACAGTGCCGGCTACGGCCCCGTGCCGCCTGGTGCGCGGGGTACGCTCGGTGTCAGCCACTGGGGCCGGACTGGCCCCCGTTGGCGGAGTTCTTCAGCTCGCGCTCGAGGCGCTCGATGTCCTTCTTCACGCCCACGTTCGCGAAGAGCTGCAACGCGCGGCGCAGGTGATCGAGGGCGCTCGCCGGGTGGGTGGCGGCCAGGCCGTAGCCGATCGCCTTGTGCAGCTTCGCGCGCACCTCATCGGGCATGTCGGCCGCTGCTGTGAGCTGCTCGATGTCCAGCAGCGGTTCGACCTGGACCGCCTCGCCCGCCCGATTGGCACGCAGTGCGGCCTCGGCGAATTCCTCGACGAGCAGACACGGCGTGCTGCGCTTGTACTGGTCGGGCAGGGGCAGACCGTGGCGCAGCGCATACGCGCCGATCTCGAGCGCGCCTCCGAAGTCGCCGACGTCGACGCGCCAGACCATGATCGTCATCAGCACGTCGTCCTGGGCGCCGGCCGCACCGTCCAGGACGCCGGCGACCCACGCGTCGTACGCGGGCAGGAACTGCCGCTTCAGATCGGCCTTGCGCTCGAGCGACTCGACGGCCTTCAGCGCCCGGCGGTGTTCGTCGAGCTGCGCGAGCATCAGCGTGTACGCCGAGTCGTCGCGCAGCCCGCCGACACTCGTCGGCGTGCCGCGCGCGGCCGTGGCCGCGACGGTGCGCTGGAAGTGTTGGCGGAACGGGTTCGTCATGCGCCGCCCTGCGGAGCGGCCGGGGCAGCGTCGACGAGCTGGATGTTCTCGACCACGCAGCCCGCGCCGTACTGCTCGACCACGTACGCATCGTTCGAGCTTTCATAGTTCTCGATGCGATCGCGCTCGGGCACTTCCTTCAGCGAGCGTCGGCGCGCGCTGATTTGCCAGTAGATCGACAGGTTGTCCAGACGCGTGACCATCAGCGCGTGCGGCGGGAAGTACGGGACCGCCACGGCCGGCAGGTTGCCGACGCGCTTCTGCGACACGACGATGTCGGTTGCGAGCGTTTCGGTCGACGGCTGCGCCTGGTTGATGAGCGGGAAGTACTTGTCCTGGAGCAGCTCGCGGCCGCAGATCACGACGAGGCTCGGGTCTTCGGCGTACCACGGGTCGAGGAACTCGTTGCGCGCGAGCGAAACGACAGCGTCGAGATTCTTGAATTCCTCGCCCTTGCCGATCTTCACGCCCGAGAACACACGTTGCTTCGCGTTGTCGCGATACTGCTGCAACCACCCGATGTTGACGTCCTGCAGCAGCGGGTTCGCGGCAAGGTCAGTGTCGGCCGCAACCTTCACGCCGTTCCAGCCGATCATGATGCGATCGAGCGCCTGGCGCACGATGATGGAATCGCGCAGACGCGCCTGGAAGTCCGGGAACTTCGCCCACGCATCGAGCTGCTGATAGCGGATGTGCGTATCGTAGTTCGTCTTCTCGCAGCGGTATTTCTGGTTGTCGAGCGCCGAGACGTCGCGCGTTTCACGCGCTCGCTTGGTCGTATCAGTGCGGCTCGCGATCGGGCCGGATACGCCGAGGCCGATCTTCTCGCCCTCCATTTCCTCGACGCCGTGGATGTTGATCCGGCCGAGGAATGCGCTCGATTCCTGAATCTTGGTTTCGAGCGTTTGTTGCACGCTCGGCGCGACCGAAAACTTCTTCGTCGCATCGCTGACGCCGTTCAGTTCCTGGATGCGGGCCAGGTACCGGTTGTACTGCTCGCGGGTAGTGTTCCGCATGGGTTCTCCGTCTATGGGAAATGGGATGAGAGCGGGTTAGCAGTCGGTCTGCGCCCCGTTGTCGCTGCCCGTCGACGTCGGCCGCTGTTGCGTGCTGCCGTCGGTGCGCGATAGTTTCTGGACCAGCTCGCTGTGGCGCTTGTCGCCGTCCTTCTGCGCGCGCTTCAGCTCATCGAAATTGGTGTTGAACTTCTCGAGCTGCTCGAGCACCTGGCTCTGGCTTTCCGCGAGCGCGACGACCGATTGCGACAGGTCGGAGAAGCGCTGGTCGTCGGTCGCGCCCTTGCGGTTCAGCAGATCGCGAACCTTCGAGAACAGCGACTTGCCGGCATCGTTCGTGCGCACATCGTCTTCGTCCAGTTCGATGTCAGCCTCGACCGAAGCGCTGAACAGGTTTTCCGGGCGCTGCTTGCGCGGATCGAGCGCCTTGCTCTTCGCGCTGAACTCGAGCATTTCCGTGCCGAGGCTCGCCGGGTTGTCGGTGACCGCGAGGCCAACCAGGTACGCCTCGCCGGTGCCGGCGAAGTCCGGGTCGACCTCCATCGACGTGTAGACCTTCTGGCGCTGCTCGGTGGTCATCGCAATCAGGTCTTTCGTCGGCGAGAGCTGCGCGAGCAGGCGTGTTTTGCCGTCCTGCTCGTCGGTCTTCAGCGCGATCACGTCGCCGTATGCGCGGAATGCGCTGTCCGGATACATGCCGCGAATGTGCTCCATGTTGATTCGGGCGCCGTACTTCTTCGGGTCGTAGTTGCTCGCCATCTGCTCGAGCATTTTGCGGTCGATCTTTCGACCGTCCGTGGTCGCGCCTTCCGTCGCGATGCAGAAAAATTTCGTCTTCTTTGCGTCCTGTGCCATGTGCGAATCCGCTGAGAGGGTGCTGTGTTCAGGGATTCCAGTTTCGGCAGTTCGAACCGGTGTCGCAACGCATGTTGGTTGTGCGCGCAACCGATACAACCGGATGCAGTAGGGCCTACGCGCGCGCGTCGGTAGCCTTGCTGCATGACTGCACTTCCCATCGATTCATCCGACGTTGATCCACGCCGACGCGCACGCGACCTGTACTGGCAGGGGTATCGCATTGCGCGCATTGCCGAGATGCTTGGCGAGAAGCCGGCCACGCTCTATAGCTGGAAACGGCGAGATCAATGGGACGAAACGGAGCCAGTCGACCGGGTAGCGCTGTCGATGGAAGCGCAGTTGATCCGGCTCGTGATGAAGGAGAAGAAGGAAGGGCGCGACTGCAGAGATATCGACCTGCTGACGCGGCAGCTAGATCGGCTGCGCAAGCGCCCGGCGAACGACGCAAAGGTGAGCGAATCCGGGAGCAGTGGCGGCTCGCGCCGGTCGCGCAGCTCCGAAGATCGCAACGCGTTCAGCGACGAGCAGGTCGAGAAGCTGAACGACGCGTTCCTCGAATCGATTTTCGACTATCAGCGCAGCTGGTACCGCGCAGGCTTCAAAGAGCGGATTCGCAACATCCTGAAGAGCCGGCAAATCGGCGCGACGTGGTACTTCGCGCGCGAAGCGCTGCTCGATGCGCTGAACACGGGCCGCAATCAGATCTTTCTGTCGGCCAGTAAGGCGCAGGCGCACGTGTTCCGGCAGTACATCGTCCAGTTCGCGAAGGATGCTGTCGGCGTCGAGCTGAAGGGCGATCCGATGGTGCTGCCGAACGGTGCGACGTTGTACTTCCTTGGCACGAACGCGCGCACGGCACAGAGCTATCACGGCAACCTGTATTTCGACGAGTACTTTTGGGTACCGCGCTTCCAGGATCTGCGCAAGGTTGCGTCGGGCATGGCGATTCACGATCACTGGCGGCAGACGTATTTCTCGACGCCGTCGAGCCTTGCGCACGACGCCTATCCCTTCTGGTCGGGCAAGCTGTTCAACCGCGGCCGACCGAAAGATCAGCACGTGTCGATCGACATTTCGCATGCAGCACTGGCTGCAGGCCGGTCGTGTCCGGATGGTCAGTATCGGCAGATTGTGACGGTCGAGGACGCGGTGCGAGGCGGTTGCAACAGCGGGAAGAGGCCGCTCTTCAACCTAGACCGATTGCGACTCGAGTACAGCGCGGAGGAATACGCGAACCTGCTGCTGTGCGAGTTCATCGACGATTCTCTGTCGGTGTTCCCGCTGTCGACGCTGCAGACGTGCATGGTCGACACGTGGGAGGTGTGGGACGACTTCAAGCCGCTGTACCTGCGCCCGTTTGGCGACGAAGAGGTGTGGATCGGTTACGACCCGTCGCACACGGGCGACAGCGCGGGCTGCGTGGTGCTGGCGCCGCCGAAGTATCCCGGCGGCAAATTCCGAGTGCTCGAGCGGTTCCAGTGGCACGGCCTCGACTTCGAAGCGCAAGCCGCGCAGATCGAAGCACTGACCAGGCGCTATCGCGTGACCTACATCGGCATCGATACGACCGGGATCGGCCAGGGCGTCTACCAGCTCGTCACGAAGTTTTTCCCGGCCGCGACGCCGTTCCACTATTCGGTCGAGATCAAGACCGCGCTCGTGATGAAGGCGCAGAACGTGATCCGCAAGGGCCGGCTCGAGTTCGACACGGGCTGGAAGGATCTCGCCGCGTCATTCATGGCGATCAAGAAAACGATCACGCCCAGCGGGCTGCAGGTCACGTACAAGGCGAGCCGCTCGGAAGAGGCGAGCCACGGCGACCTGGCCTGGGCGTGCATGCACGCGCTCGCGAACGAGCCGCTCGAGGGCGCGACGGGCACCAATACCGGATTCATGGAGATTTTCTGATGTCACGCAAGATTCGACGCGGCGCCGGGCGCCGCACGCATGGCCGCGTCGTGCAGGTCGCCGATTCGGCGCCGGCGCCGACGCCGCGCACGGAGGTGTTTTCGTTTGGCGATCCGATCGAAGTGATGGATCGGCGCGAGCTGCTCGACTACATCGAATGTATGCGGATGGGAAATTGGTACGAGCCGCCGCTGCCCCTGGACGGGCTCGCGCGTTCGTTCCGTGCCGCGCCGCATCACAGCTCGGCTGTCTACGTGAAGCGCAACATCCTCGTGCAGTCATACATCGAGCATCCGCTACTGTCGCGCGCTGACTTCAGCCGATTCGTGCTCGAGTACCTGGTCTTCGCGAACAGTTACCTCGAGCTGCGCACGAACCGGCTCGGCACGCCGATGGCACTGAAGTGTTCGCTCGCGAAATACACGCGCGTGGGCGTCGAGCCGGATCAATACTGGTTCGTGACGAACGTGCGCGAGCCGTATGCGTTCCCGAAGGGCGCGGTCTATCACCTGTACGAGCCGGACCTGAACCAGGAGATTTACGGGCTGCCCGAATACCTGTCCGCGCTTAACTCGACCTGGCTGAACGAAAGCGCGACGCTGTTTCGCCGGCGCTACTACAAGAACGGCAGCCACGCCGGCTTCATCCTGTATATGACCGACGCGGCGGAGAAGCAGGAGGACGTCGACAATCTGCGCTCGGCGCTGAAGAACGCGAAGGGGCCGGGCAATTTCCGGAACCTGTTCATGTACGCGCCGAAAGGGAAGAAGGACGGCATTCAGCTCCTGCCGATCGGCGAGGTCGCGGCGAAGGATGAGTTCTGGAACATCAAGAAGGTGACGGTCGAGGATCAGCTCGCGGCGCACCGCGTGCCGCCGCAGCTCATGGGGATCATCCCGTCGAACGCTGGCGGGTTCGGTGACGTAGAGAAGGCGGCCGGGGTGTTCAATGGCCTCGAGATCGAGCCGCTGAAGGCGCGGCTCCGGGAGCTGAACGACTGGATCGGGATCGAGGTCGTGCGCTTCCGCCCTTACGTGCCGCCGGCGCAGTAACGTGGCGCCACGT